ATGACGCAATTAGTTCGGAAAATTAAACGCACAAGCATAGTCACGACAGAGCCAATAACATTGGCAACTGCTCGATTACATTTGCGTCTTGATGCTGTTGGCTCTCCTGCGGCGCATCCTGATGATGCTTTGGTAACTGCTTTGATTAAGACTGCGCGTGAAGCCGTTGAAGCATATACAGAGTTGACTGTTGCACAAACAACTTATGCAATGGCTCTTGATGAATTTCCTGTGAATGAAATTGAACTAGGTACAAGTCCAGTTAATTCAATCACAAGCATCATGTATACAGACACGAATGGTGCGACTCAAACACTAAATGCCAATCAATATATATTTGATTCATACAGCAATCCCGCAAAGATTTTCCCTGTAACAACTTGGCCTCATACCAAAGTTGTTCCAAATGCTGTGGTTGTTCGGTTTGCGGCAGGATATACAGACAGCATGAGTCCTAACGAATATCCAATGCCAAGTGCTTTGAAGCAAGCCATGTTGCTATACATTGGTGAGCTTTATGAGAATCGTGAAGCAATCAATGTGGGAAATATCGTTACAGCAATTCCATTCGGGATGATTCATCTGATGACTCCTTATAGAATCAATATGGGTGCGTGATGCGAATTTCAAAACTGCAACAGCGCGTTACTGTTCAGCGCAGAAGTGCTACGCTTGATGCGTATGGCCAAGAGATAAATTCTTGGATCAATATTGGCACTGTATGGGCTGAAGTGAAGCCATTGAGCGGTCGTGAAAAATTGCGTTCAAATTCAATGGTAGTTGAATCACAATTGACGCACCAAGTTACAGTCAGATATTCAGAATTATTTGTTCCTCCAACTACTGCTGATGCATGGCGTATTTTATTTGGAACACGCATATTCAACATTACGGCATCTATGAATGTTGATGAGGCTGATAAAACAATCATCTTTGATTGCACAGAGGGAAGTTTAGATGGCCAGTGATCAAAGCATTTCTATAAATGGGCTTGCAGAGTTGCAAAAAATGCTTGATGAACTACCCGCTAAATTAGAAGCCAATATCATGCGAGGTGCTTTGCGGCAGGGCGCAAACATTTATAGAGATCGTGCTAGGGCTAATGCTCCAATCGGTAAAACTGGTAAATTGAAAAAAAGCATCAAAGTCAAAACAACTTTAAGAAAAGGCAAAGCCGTTTCACAAATCGTTGCGGGTGGCGGTGACGCATGGTATGCTAAATTTGTTGAATTCGGAACTGCATCTTTTTATGAGGGTACTGGTAGAACTGTTGGAGCACCATATAAAATAGAGCCTAAGAACAGGAAGGCTATGAAATTTGGAAATGTCTTCACAGAATCCGCAGTCCATCAAGGTGTCAGGCCAACTGCATTCATGCGTAAAGCATTTGATGGTGGAACGACAGAGGTGATTGAAGATGTGGCGGCATATATTCGTATGCGTATTGGGCGAGAGATGATTAAAGCATTATGAATCCAGAACTAATAATTGCCGCAATGCTAAATACAGCAGGAATTACCACATTGGTAAGCACTCGCAAAGCGATGTCGCAATTGCCACAGAATACCGCCTTCCCTGCGCTCGTATATACAGTTATTGATGCTGTGCCATTGCCGCACATAAATTTCGCCACAGAACGCCAAATGGCAAGAGCAAGAGTGCAGATCAATCCGCTTGCTAAAACAATGGCAGAGGTGAAAGCAATCCATGACCAAGTTCGCTTGGCGATGGACTTTAAATTACAACAGACATTTGCGGGTAAGACAGTTATCAGTAGTCGCCTAGATTTATTCGGAACACCTGAAAAAGATTTAGATACTGGTACTTGGACTCAATCCGCAGATTATTTGGTGTCTTACTATGAGTGAGACACAAAACAGTTTCAGGCATTTGCTTGAAAATTCTGCTCACATCCCTGTGGGCTTTTTTTAAAACCGAGAGGAAAAGACCATGACAGTCCGCACATCCGCAGGGACAACACTTCGTGTTACTGCGTCAGCACCCGCTACCTTCAATAGCGCAGGGTATAACACCCTGTTTACAACATCTCCCGTCCCCGCACTCGTTGGTGAAATCACCGACTTGGGCGAGTTTGGTCGTGAGTATGCTCTGGTCACGCATATGCCAGTTGGCTCGCGTGGCACACAGAAGTTCAAAGGCTCATTCAACGAAGGCACAATCACTTTGTCTTTGGGTTTGGACACCGATGACGCAGGTCAGATTATTATGAAAGCCGCAAGCATTTCTGATAACGACTATTCGTTTATGGTGACCACACAGAATGGTGACAAATACTATTTCAGGGCGCAAATCATGTCTTGGAAAGTAGGCGTTGGCTCTGTTGATTCAATCACTACTGCAACTGCAACATTGGAAATCACAACCAATGCCGCAGGAGTTGGTATTGTTGAAGCACTAGCCGCTTAAAGAATTGCCGTAAATGGCAACACGCGCACCTACTCGGGTCAGTTCGCATCCTTCGCGGGGTGCGGCTGATTCGAGCAAGGGCAATAACTCTCCCCGCGAAAGGATTACTAAAATGTTTGATATCTCAGAACTAGCAGTCAAAGACACAGCCATCGTTGAATTGGAAACAGTTGAAGGCGATGCATTGCTTGATGTTAATGGAAACCAACTTTCAATCACAGTCTATGGTCCAGGAAGTAAGGCTTTCCAAAAAGCACAAAGCATCCGCAATCGTGCCATCCTTGAGTATGTGAAGAAGGGTGGAAAGAAGATGAAAGAAGGCGAACAGCGTGAGCTTGATGCTGAGTTTTTATCAGCTTGCACAGTCAGCTTCAATGGATTTGGATATAAAGATTTCACAGGAGTTGAAATGTTTAAAGCCGCTTATCTTGATTCAGCCATCGGCTTCATTACTGAACAAGTAAATAAAGCCGTTGGTGATTGGGCAAATTTTACTCAGGCATCATCGAAGACCTAAGTCTTTATGCGAGACAACTGGCTTGGTTCAGATCAATACCAGTTGTCAAGCAAGAGAAATCGGTTGCATCAGGTGATAAGCAAGCTGAGTTAACACGCGCTGAGAAGATTCAAAAAAATGGCGGGAAGCCATTGATGCCTGATGTTGGTGATGCTGAATATGTGATAACCTATTGGCAAGATTTAGGCATGGTAGAAATGGGCGGGATGGGTTCAATACCATTGACCGCAAAAGAAATAATATCGTGGCAACAATGCACAGGCGTTGAGCTTTCAGCTTGGGAATACAGAGCGATCAAACAAATGTCACAGGCATATTTGATGCAAGCTAAAGAGAGCGAAAAGCCAGAGTGCGAGCCGCCATTCGGTGATCCAGTAAATGAGTTCGATAGAACTATCGTGAGCAAAAAAGTCGGCAATGCTTTCAGGGCATTCATTCAGGCAAAAAGGTAAGTCATGGCAACAACAGTCGGGCAACTAACAATCGAGATGGCGGCTAACATTGTTAGACTCCAACAAGATTTAGATAAAGCCAAGAACTCTGTTCAATCGGCTATGTCTTCAATACAGAAGTCAGCAAGCGTTGCGGCTACTGCATTGGGTGCGATTGGAGTTGGCTTATCGGTTGCCGCTTTTACTGGATGGATTAAAAGCGCGATAGATGCCGCAGACGAAACCAATAAGATGGCGCAGAAAATTGGTGTCGCTGTCAAAGATGTAGCAGGGCTTCAGCTTGCCTTTAGACAGGCGGGTATTGATAGCGGTGCGCTACAAACAAGCATGAGTAAATTGTCTGTCGCTATTGCGAATGGCAATGATGCTTTTGTTGCTATGAACATCAGCACTCGGAATGCAGATGGATCGCTAAAGTCCACTCGTCAAGTCTTGGGCGAAGTCGCTGATAAATTCAAATCATACGAAGATGGTGCAAGCAAGACTGCATTGGCTGTCCAGTTGTTTGGCAAAGCGGGTGCTGATTTAATTCCATTGCTTAATGCAGGAGCAGACAGCTTAGATCAGTTTGATGAGATGGCTCGTAAGCTAGGTTTAACAATTAGCGATGAGACAGCCGCAAGAGCCGAGAAGTTTAATGACACATTGGATTTGATGGGTCAAGGATTCCAAGGTATTGCAATGCAAGTAGCGGCTGAATTGTTGCCAACTCTTGAAGGTCTTGCAGATCAATTCTTTTCATCAATGACAGAAGGCGACCGCTTGAAACGAATTGCTGAAGCATTAGCTATTGGGATGAAAGGTCTGTACATAGTTGTTGTCTTAGTTTACGAAGCTGTTGCCACAATGGTTGATACGCTATACACAGCAGGTCGACAAATCTACGCTGTGATGACGGGTGATTTTAAAGGTGCTGTGCAGTTGGGTACTGATTACGCTAATCGCCTGAAAACAAATTGGACTGGTGCATTAGAAGAAGTTGACAAAGCATGGAACGCTAACGGAAGCACAGCAGTTTCCACAATGACAGCGATCTCTAAGGCGGCAAAGAAAGAAGCACCTTATGTGAGCGATGCTTCAAAGAAACAAGCGGATGAGTTAAAGAAGTTAGAAGAAGCATATAAAAAGTTATTGACTAGCGTTGATGAAAAGATTGCAACGAACAAAGCTGAAGTTGATTCAACTGAAAAATTAACTGAGTCACAAAAGCTAGAGATCAAATACACAAATGAAATTGCGGCAGGAACGCTGAAGCTGACTAAGGCGCAGAAAGATAATTTATTTGAAAAGCTGAAGCTCTTAAAGATTACTGAAGATGCAATTGCTCTTGCCAAGTTAGAGAAAGAAATTCTGGATGAATCCGCAAAATCTAATTATGCGGTTTATGAATCAATCGTCAAAAAGAACAAAGCTCTTACTGATGAAGTTATAAAACAGAAAGAATCTAATGATGCAATTTTCTTAGGTGCTGAAGCCATTGCAAAATTAGAAGTTGAAAAGTTACATGAGCAAGCAACGACCGCAAAGCGTAATGCTGAACTTGCAGAAGAAGCATGGTTAAGCGAAGGCGTTGTTGATGGATACAGAGATCAGGCTAAAGCACTTACTGAATTAGCTCTTGCCAAGGAAAAAGGTATTGGACTTAAAGCCGCCAAAGAAGCACAAGATGCTTGGGACAAAGCGGCAAGCTCAATCACAGAAGGACTGACTGACGCATTGATGCGTGGCTTTGAATCAGGCAAAGGATTCGTGGACAACATCTTGAGCTTCATTAAAAACAAGTTCAAGACAACTGTCGCTGAGTTCATCATTCGCCCAATCATGTCTCCAATCGGAAATGCTTTTGCATCGATGATGCCGACAGCCGCAGGAGCCGCAAGCGGTGGCGGTGGAATGTTCGGTTCTATCCTTGGTGGTGCAAGCCAGATGGGTTCTTTGTTTGGCTCTGGCTTTAGCGGAACAATGGGCGGTGCAGGGTTCATGGACATGATGGGTGCATCAGGCTCTGTCATGGCTAATCAGGGCGTGATGAGTGGCGCGGCTATGGGTGCGGGTGCAGTCATGCCTTATGTCCTAGCGGCGGCGGCTTTAGTATCTTTGATTAAATCAATGGATGACTCAGGCACTATGCATACAGGTGGCGCGGCAACAGCGAGCGCATCGGGTGCGACAAGAACAACTGGCTCTGAGCTTAACTTTGTTGTTGATGTGAACAAAGAAATGCAAACGCAAATCGTCAACATGGCGGGAAGCATTGCAAATACTTTGAACGGATTAGAGCGAGCATTTGGTCGAGCAGAGGAAGTTGTTGTTGGTCTTGGCTTCGCAGATGACTCAAGCGCAGATGGTGCATGGGGTGCATTAAAGATTCTTGCAAGCGGTAAGAGCCTTGTTGATTGGGCGCAAGGAGCCGATAAGTGGCCTGGATTTGAGTTCTCGGATTCAGCCGCAGGATTTGAAGAATTCACTTTGAAGATCGCGACAGATGTTCGCACGATGGTTCAGAGTATGCAGTTGCCTGAGTGGGCGGCTAATCTTGCGGCAACAATTAAAGAAGGCGCGACACTTGAAGAAGTCTTAGCTGTTGTCAATGCCATTGCTGAATTGAAAGCGGCATTGGTTGGAGCATCTGAAACTCTGACATTGATGGGTGGTCCGTTTGAGGCTTTGGCTTTGAGTGGTGAAGATGCTGTCCTTGCGGTATCCAATCTTGTTGGCGGTATTGATCAACTGATTGCCAAGGCACAAGGCTTCATGGCGAACTACTACACGGAACAAGAGCAAGCGGGTGTCATTGCCACATCACTTGTTCAGGCTTTGCAGAAAGCAGGGTTTACAGAACAGCAGATCGCGGCATTGCAACAGAGGCAAGACTTTAGAACCTTGCTTGAAAGCATTGATGTAAGTACGACTCTAGGTCAAGAACAGTTTGCGGCATTGATTAACCTTCAGCAGAATTTTGCTGATGTTCAGGGATTGTTGGACACTCAGAATTTGACATTGCAAGAGCTTGCAAAGATGGCTCCGACAAATACATTGCTTGATCAAATTAAAATTTTGACAGAAGCAGATACGGCAACAGCAACAGCCAATGCTGAAGTTCAAATAAACACATTGACCAGTATTGATGTTGGTATTGTTTCTGTGGCAAGCGCAGTTGAATCTTTAGAAGGTGCGACAAATAGCGGATTCACTCAAGTAGCTAATGCAGTTGGAAGCGCGTTCAATGAAGCTAAAGCAGAGATTGCATCAGCTAATGCATCAGCCGCCGCCGCTTGGAATAATGCGGCATCAGCCATTGATCGCGCAAACCAGATTGCATCTGACTCTATCGCATTTGTAAGCCAGATTAGTTCGGCATCAATCAATCAAGATTATGGCGATTACATTCCGCAATTTGCATCAGGCGGTTCTTATGGTGGTGGCATGGCTTTAGTTGGAGAGAATGGTCCTGAACTAATTAACTTTGGAAAATCAGGAACTATCTATGACACAACAACATCAGCATCAATGATTGGCGGTGAGGTTGCGGGTGAGATAAGGGCTTTACGAGAAGAAGTCAGTCAGCTAAGATACGAGGCTAGATCAACAGCAGTTAACACTAGCAAGATATTTAAACTGCAAGATAACTGGGATGTTCGTGGTCTTACTGTTAAGACAGATGCTGATCAACCTTTGGACACAGTAACAGTATGAAAGTCATAAAGCCAGTTACAGTTACTCCTGCAATGATTCTTTCGAGCAATGCGACAGAGGCATATGCAAATTGGAGTTCAGCAACAACATATAGCAAAGATCAGAAAGTTGATTACGGAATTGGTTACTACAAAAGTTTAGTTAACTCTAACACTAATAATTTACCTGATGCAGTTGGTTCAACTTTTTGGGAATTCATTGGTCCTGATAACAAACACGCGATGTTTGATGGGCAAGTAAGCACGACAACAACTAAATCTGTCGCGCCTCTTACAGTAACAGTCGCAACTGGAATTGTGAATAGTGTCGCAATGATTGGCTTGGTGGGACAGAGCGTAACAATTACAGTTACTAATGCAGGGGCAAGTCCTCCAGTTTACACAAGGACAATCGGTCTTGATGGCACAATCATCTTAGACTGGTATATGTATTTCTTCGAGCCATTTGTTCAGCTTGGTGAAGTTGTCTTGACTGACTTGCCTCCTTATCTGAATGCTAGAATTACAATGACATTGAATTCTGGAAGTGCTGTCGCTATTGGAGAATTATTGTTTGGAACTGTTTATACATTAGGCGCATTCGGTACTGAGATCGGTGCAACTGTCGGCATCATTGATTACAGTCGCAAAGATACAGACAATGAAACTGGCAAAACAACATTCGTTCAACGAGCTTTCAGTAAGCGAATGAGTGGTCAGTTCTTGGTGAACAATGACAGCATCAATGGCGTTCAAAGAATCTTGGCAGATGTTCGCGCTATTCCTAGTGTTTATATTGGCTCTGAAGAAGTTGCTTACGCGCCATTAGTTGTATATGGTTTTTATCGAGATTTCACAATTGACATTGCTTATCCAACTAAGAGCTGGTGCAGACTTGAAGTTGAAGGTTTGATTTAAAGGAAACAAATATGGCTATCAGTCCATTACCAACGCCACCGAGTCGGGAAGACCCGACAAACTTTGCGACTCGAGCCGATGCTTTCTTGGGTGCATTGCCAACATTCCAATCTGAAGCTAATGCTTTGCAAGTGGATGTAAACACAAGACAGACAACGGCAAGCACAGCCGCGACAACCGCAACAACTCAGGCGGGTATAGCGACAACCCAAGCGGGGATTGCAACGACCCAAGCGGGTATTGCTACCACTCAGGCGGGTATCTCAACAGCAAGCGCAACATCTGCATCTGAATCTTGGGATTTGTTTGATGACAGGATGCTAGGCGCGAAGGCTTCAGACCCGACACTTGATAATGATGGCAACCCCATTCTTACTGGTGCGCTTTACTTCAGTACCACAGTAAATAGAATGAAGGTATATGACGGAACAGCATGGCAACTGGCTTATGTTCCTGCGGGTGACTTTGTAACTGGTGCGGCTAGTTCACAAACAAATACAATTGTTCTGTTTGATGGAACAACTGGTAAGCTAGTTAAACAAGCGACAGTTGGAACAGCGGGACAGTATTTGCAAAGCAATGGTGCAGGAGTAGCTCCAACATGGATCACACCTCCAGTTCCAGAGATTCCACAAGACAATGCACTTCTTTATTATTTCATGGGTTAAGGATAAATCATGGCACAAACTCCAATCTCAACATCTGTAATCTACAATTCAAGAACACCAACAAATATCTATACAGTACCATCGGCAAGAACAGCCGTTGTTAAATCTGTCTTGGCATCTTCTCTGATTACTACTTATGACACAGTAACAATCAATAAGGTTTCAGGTGGTGTTACTTATCCTATTGTTCAGAATAGAACAACTGGCTATCCATCTGTATCAAGCACATATACTGCTTATCCTCCTAAAGAGTCAGTAAATTTATTGGATAGTCCAATCACTTTAGTTGCGGGTGAGTCTCTATCAATATCAACAACCACATCCGCACAATATAAATTTATAACCTCTGTGAATGGAACAACGCATCCGAATTTGCGAGTCAATAATATTCACTATTTAAACAGCACTTACATCGCAGTTGGATTTGATGCAACGAACGGAAATGGTTTAGTGATCACAAGTACAGATGCAATTACTTGGACAAAACAAAACTTCCCATTCGGCTTAACGATTACTGATATTGCTTTTGACGGAACTAATTATGTAGTCGTTGGCAGGGGTAGCGTAGGCTTTCTTTATTACAGCACCAACCTAACATCGTGGACTCAAGTCGCGGCTCCAAATACAAGTGATATGAATTGCATCACATTTGGAAATAGTAGATTTGTTGCGGGTGGTACTAGCGGTGTTATTTGGTATGCTACAACCCCGACTTCTTGGTCAACAGCTACAACTCCGATTGCCGCAGATATAAATGCTGTGCTGACTATCGGAACTAATTGGGCTTTTGGATCAACTGGTGCATATTGCTATACATCTAATTTCACAACTTTCACAGCACCATATTTTTTCAAGCCAATCACAGCTTCAGTCGCAAGTGGAATCAATGGCTTTGCTATGGATAGTGCGGGGAAAATGTATATTGGAAATACAAGCACAAGTCCAAACGCTAGTGCTACTACTGCAATTTGGTCATCAACTGATCTTGGTAAAACTTTCACGGCTTATGATTTAAGTGGTCTATCAGGTAGGCCAACAAATTCAGTTTTCCCTCATGCTTTTGGTAATGGAGGAAAAGTGTTTTGGATGTTTACGCATCCTGCTACTAGTCCATATCTGTCATCATCAGATGGAGTCTCAATAAACTCGCAAAGTTTCACAGGAACTTACGCAACATCAAGCTCTAATTGGTACACGATAAATGGAACAGGTGGCATTGGTTCAACATATAACTATATGATGTCATACCTTACTGGTGGAACAGCTAGTACATATGGTGCTTTGCAAATTGGAACAGTAGCATCTAATGGTGTCTACACCGATACGCTCTCGTTCTTACTGGCGAATGCTCAAATAATTGCACCAAATCAATATGGACATGGCGCGATGGCCGCAAGTCCATCTACTGGGACTTGGATTTTTGCGGCTACATTTCAAAATGATACGAATTACGGAGCATGGCTACGAGGTACATCAGCATCTAATGGTGCTGTTGGGCAAGGTATGGCCTATGCTTGGTATATCCCATCTTTAGGAAGTGTATATTCAGCTTGTCACAGACCTAATCATGCGGGTTTTATCATGGGTACAAATAGTGGATACCTGATGACTATTGAAACGCCTACTTCAACAGAGACTGTTGAAAGAGGTAGACCATTTCCTGACAATGGAGTTGTGTGTGCAATAACTCCAAGCGGCACTACATCCCAAAGCAAGATACTGGCAATATCTGCGGGTGGTTATATTGCATCGTCAACAGACCAAGGTGTAACTTGGACTTATGTATCTCGCATCTCTGCATCATTTTCTCCATTCACTTATGTTGGTGGGAATAAATCACTTCAGTATTCAAATGGATACTGGATGGCTTTTGATAGTTCTGGTGGAGTTTATTATTCAACCGATGGTTTAACTTGGTTGGGGAATCCATTGAACATTGGAAATATGTACACGCTCAATTCCAATAATATTTTTATTAAAGCCAATACAGGAATTACATACACAGCAGGAACAAGTCCTGATGTTTTTGTAAATGCTACAACTCAAAATTTAGGTGATCATGTTTCTGTCCGTAGGATGGCTTATGTCAATGGATCATATTTAATAGGTGGTGCAGGAGTAATTTATTCATCAACTGATTTGCTTACTTGGACAGGCCTTTCAATTGCTAATAAACAAATTAACAATAGCACTTTTTACAGTCCAAATAATTGCACCGCCATTGTTTACACAGGTGCAGGAAACAATATTGTTGTTGGTAATGCACTAAGGGCAACAACTAGCGCAACTGACTTCAGCATAAGTCAACCAACTCTATTGAGTGCATCCTTAGTAACTGGCGCGGCAACAGCAGGAATTGTTGAAATATCTTAAAGGAATAAAAATGACTGATGAAGCATGGAAAAAATTAGAAATAACTTTGGCATTCAAAGGTGATGAAGTGCAGGCTCTTGTTGAGGCTCTTGCTCATTTGCCATTCCATTTGAGCGCAAAGTTTATTACGAATATTCAAAATCAAACAGCACCGCAAGTTATGCATTTTGAATCGAAGATGGCAAAAGAACAGGAAGATCAGAAGGATACTGTATGACTTATGTAGCACTCAAAATGAACATCGTAGTTTCAATTGAAAAAGATGGTGTCATTGATAGAAGCATGGAGCATGATGTTGTTGTTGATGTTCCTGAATCATCCAATCCAAAAATGGGATGGATATATTCCAAGCCTCCTGTAATTTATGATGGAGTCATCTGGTTTTATCCAACTGATACAACTTACTTTGATCGCACTCCAAAAGAATCAGGTCGAGTTTTTGTTTCATCATGACTTCAACAGTTAATGAAGCCATAGTCACCAAAGCCGCAACAGCCGCCACTTATGGCGGCTCAGGAGTAGCCGTAATATTTGGCTTAACAGCCAATGAGTTTGCCGCTATCTCTGGCGTTGTGATTGCTTTGGTTGGTCTATTGGTAAACGTCTACTTCAAGCATCAGCACTTGAAGCTCGCGAGAGAATCAGCGAAAGCTGACGAACAAGAGTAATGGAAGATTGGGCTGTCGCTTTCCTTGCGGCAGTCACATTAGTCGCCACTATTCTGTGGTGCGTCTCAATTTTTATTTGGTACTGGTCATGACTTTTGTCATGATCTTTTTTTTTGCCTCAGTAGAATATCGGTGTGTCCGATGGGCATGGACAGGAGATGTCTATAACCGAAAAGTAGTGTGCCTTGAGTGGCAAAAGGTTGAGAGAAAATGATTGATCCGATGACAGCCCTTGCGGGAATACAGTCGGCCATTTCGATGGTCAAGAAGGCTAGTGCCGTAGCCAATGATCTTGGTTCTTTAGCCCCAATGATTGGGAAATTATTTGACGCCAAGTCAACAGCAACTAAAGCCCTGATTGAAACGAAGAAGTCTAAAGGTTCCAATATGGGAACTGCTCTTCAGATTGAGATGGCTCTGGAACAAGCTCGTGCCTTCGAGGAAGAACTGAAGATGCTGTTTATGACCACAGGCAAGATCGATGTGTGGAATAAAATTAAAGCTCGGCAAGATCAGATGGACATTGATGATGCTAGAGAGCTTCGCGCATTAGAGAGAGCAGAAAAGAAAGCCAAAGAAAAAGAAGCAGAGTTAAACGAGTTGGCTGTGATTCTTGGAGGCTGTGCGTTTGTTCTGTTCTTAGTGGTAATCGGTATCTATGAGTTGATGGAGTTCTGTCAGCAAACAAGAAGGTGCGGTCGGTGAATGAATATCAAAAGACCTTTGACTTATGCTTGAAGATTTTTTGTTATGGGTGCGTGGCTTTATATGCGCTCGGCTTTTTGAAATTCCTTCCTGATGATCTTAGCGATAAGATCGTTAATTTATTTTTGGGTCGCATAGGATTAGGCAAATGAAAATATCTGCTTATCAGCAAAATGCTAAGATGCAATGGGAAGTTCAGAGACTCACCCATCAACAGAACATGGAACATTTAGCGAAGCTGAACCGACAAGCTGATCAACAGCAAAAGGTTCAAGATATCAAATCACATTGGGTCAAGGTCAATCAAGTGGATGTAATGGCATGAGATATATTCTGCTTCTGCTATTGCTTACTGGATGCAAAGATGTTTACCGCTATCCATGTCAGAACCCTGATAACTTTGTCTTGCCTGAGTGTCAGAAGCCGAAGTGCTTGTTCACTCAGCATTGTCCTGAATACTTAGTCGCCCCAATCTTGGAAAAGAAAGTAACAGATGTCCAACAGCCAGAAGCCAAACCTAACAACTGAAGAATTTGAAGTTCGCGTTTGGGGCTTTGTTGTCGTAGTCGTGACTTGCATCCTTTGCTTCATTGTCATTGCACTCTTGTATTCTGTCACCTTCGTGACACAGCCAATCAAGAGCATGGCTCCAATTGACCAAGCCTATACCAAGATGCTGAACGACATTGTTCTGCTGATCGTTGGCGGCATCGGCGGAGTTATGACCAAAAGGGCGGCAGGGGCAGTATCTAGGGCGTTCAATCCTGCTCAACAATCGCAACCTATGTGTCACACCTACCAAGGACAGGGCGTCGGTTTTGGTATGTCAAACAATTCAGGATATAACCCGCCATCAGCTTATGGGGGTTTGCCGAGTCAGCCGTTCGGGGCGATGCCTGTATTCACGAATCCGCAACTGGATGAAAACTGGACACCTCCACCGCCTCCAACCACACCCCCAGAGCATCTAGAATCTGATGCCGAGAGGGAACAAATTGCTATAGCAAGAACTGAGGCTGACTGATGTTTCCAATTCCTTTGCCGTGGATAATCGTTGGTGTAATTATTTCCTTGTTCGGAACTTATCAAGTTGGCCATCATTACGGATGGCTTGAGCGCGATAATGACATGAAGATTGCCATTGCAAAAAAGAATGAGGAAGCAAGGGCGACTGAGCAGAAGCTCGGTGAACAACTCAATACCAATGCAACAAAGTTACAGGAGGCAACCAATGTCATTAATCAAAAGCAGTCTGCCCTTGATCGCGCTATCCGTTCTGGCAGGGTGCGCATCCCAACCGCAAGTTGTCAGCAAGCCGCCTCAAGTCCCGCCATTGCCGCCACAGATAGCAAAGAAACAGGAAGCCAACCTGACGGAAAGACTGACCAAGCTTCTGATGCCGAACGAGAAACCCTTATCGCCATCGCAGAAATAGTCGCGCAGGGTGACAGAAATACTTTGCAACTCAACGCTTGCATCGATGCTTACAATGAAGTGAGGAATCTTTTAAATGGTGAGTCCTGAACAATTACGACAACTCAAGATTGAACAATCGTTGGCTGATCCATTCAATGAAACATTTGAACGCTTCGGAATTCTGACTCCAGTTCAGCAAGCCGCATGGCTCGGACAATGTGGCCATGAGTGCAATAATTTTAGAGTCCTTGAAGAGAACCTGAACTATCGTGCGCCAACCCTGCTAAAGCTGTTTCCATTGACAGCGAAGAGAGCATGGGGCTTCACGCCTGAATCGGCGGCACAGTATGAGCGTCAGCCAGTTAAGATTGCCAATCGCATTTACGGCTCTCGTATGGGCAACAGGGATGAGGCATCGGGAGATGGATTCTTGTACCGAGGCTCTGGATTTTTACAGTTGACGGGCGCGGCAAATTTTTTCCATGCAGGAAAAGCATTGGGTGAGGACTTCGTTCGCAATCCCGATTTGGTAAGGACACCAAAATATGCGAGTCTTACTGCGGGATGGTTTTGGCAAACCCACAATTTGAATCAGTACGCTGACAAAGAAGATTGGCTGATGCTGACAAAAAGAATCAATGGCGGCACGATTGGATTAGAGGATCGCAAGAAGCATATCGCACACGCCATTGACGTCCTCACTTCTTAACAGCTTTCCATTCTCTCTCGCTACGATTGGCATTTGATTTAACTTTATTCCCTGTCAATTCAATCAAGCCTAGATCGTGCATTTCATTGAGCCGCCTTGCCACTTGATTACCATCAAGATTGGTGCATTGCGCTATGCCATCTTTCCCTAGAGGTCCAAATGCAAGCAAGCAATCAACAATTCTTTGGTAATGTTGCGGTGCATACTCTCTTATTGAATCAGCCGCTTCAAAAGAAGTAGCAGGGTCACTAGCTCTGACTCTTGGGAAAGAAGTAAATATCTTGTCAAACATTTTTTTGTAATGCATGATCTTCTCCAATAAGGTAAGGGTACTGGCGTTCGTCCGACATTGCTGTCGCGTTTTCCCCTCAGGTTAAATTTTAGAACGGCACATCGTCATCTTCAAGCTGTGGCAAGCCATCCTCACCTTTAGGGGTATTCAGATATGCCCATCCATTCCAACCCCCTGCATCTGTTAGAGGGGTGCAATCAAGTTTTAGCATCGGTCCTTTCTTGGTATCAATAACTGAACCAACCCTCAGATACCGATTTTTATTTACACCATCTTTGTTAACATAAGTGCCTGTAATAACAGATACTTCATAAATTGTCTTTGCCATTGTTTTCTTTCAGTTGGTTAAGGGTAGTTAGCGTCACATCAACTTCTGCCAAAAATAGCAGAACTTCTGTCTCTAACTTGTTTGCATATTCGGCATCGTATGGATAACGCTGTACGAACATTTGCAACTCTTGCGGTAGCCTTGGGTCAAAGCTAATGAAATCGCACCACTTGCGACCAGTACAAATCATTTGCCAAGTCATCTGAGCTTTGTGCTTGTTTGGAATCTTGCCACTCAGCAGGGTTTCAATATGTGTATTGGTCTGTGGGCATTTGATCTCAATCAAACCATCTTGGCCAACCATGCCATCAGGCGAAGCCCCCGCCATCATAGTCGGGTGCTGAACAAATCCAACCTCATCAACTAAGATGCTGTTCTTCATCTCATAAGCCGCCCGAGCAAGTGGCTCTGTCTCTGTGCCATGCGCCATTGCCGCAGTCGAAAATGATTCTGCGCCCTTGCCTGTCAAGCGTTCACAGATAAGCTGTGCCAAGTAGTTGTCGCGGCTCGCGGCATATCCTGTTTTGGTACGAGCCACAATGTCTTGCACCCTGCTAGCAGTTACCCGCCCTAGACGCGCGGCAAACCATTCTTCTGTGCCTTGTTCCATGATTTAACCTTGACTTTCTGCAAGAGCTTTTTTACGAGCATCTTTTCTTGCAATAAATTTTTTCTGCGATTCAATGTTGCCATTGGCAAATTGATAAGCCGCAGTAAAAGCGGTTTTCAAATCCTCTTCTGTTGCAGATTCATCAATTGCGGCAAGATGATCAAGCATTTTTGACTCATCAATTTTCTGAACAGCCGCATTGCCATCGTCATCCTCTGGGGCGATGCCGCAAGCCGACATGACGCTGTATCTCCGAGCGTATGTCAACGCGCTACCAAAGCCCTGCGCGTCATGCTTCACAGCGGGAATATGAATCTTGCCGCAATTTAATATTTCCCCTGATTCGTGAATAAACAATGTTTCCACAATCACGCCTGAATCGCATTCGCTTAGTTGTTGAACTAGGGCAATGCCGTTATTGTTCAGCGCATCAATAACCGCCTCAATACAAGCCGACAGATCAGCATATTTAGATTTGAAATGCGGGTTCTTTGAATTCTTGAGCGCAGGACCGAATTCTTTTTGTGCTTTGACTAAAGCTGTTGCTATTTGTTTCATTTGATGGCATCCAGTTGTTGTTTAATTTCAGAGATCAATTCTTCGTGGAGATTGACGATGTAGCAAAGCTCGCGTATCTTGCCCTGCAACATTCCGACCTGATAGGAAAGCCTATCTCTTGGCTCGCCCCCTTCAAAGAGGCGAGATGAATCCTGCGCTATAGAAGCGATAATGTAATCAGCGTTAACTTGAGTCATCTTAGAATTCCTTTAATTTTTATTCTGCGTTTTCTAAATAAGCAGTCAATCGTTTTATTCTGTCAGCGTGATAATCTGACATACGGCGAGCGTATTCCATCCCTGATTGGGCATCAAGGAAACGCCTCTTTGCTTCTTCAAGCTCCTTTGCCGCCATTTCATTCGGAGATGGCATACGCCACAAATCCTGTATCTTGTATAGCAAGTTCATCTTCAGCCCCTCCAAGCAAGCATTACGCCAATGCCGCCAAAGATGACGATGGCTAAAACACATTCAACTAAGGCAGTAATAATTTTTTGTTTCATTTCATTTCCCTTTTTAAATTAGATGAAAAAATTGCCGTCTTTTATTGATTCCCAAATGTCTACTACTTCAACATACTGGCCATAAGCAACGGCTCTGTCAAAATCTGTCTTGTCTGTAATTTGGTTTGTTCCATTATTAGAAACAAATCCCCACACTTGCTCCATGTGGTTGATCTTGTTTTCTAATTGAGTAAGTAAATTTTCTTTGCTGAAGCGAATCATAATAAATCTCCCCATTCTTTCGCGTCGGTTTGTTCGTTGTAGCCCTGTGTATAGGCGGCTCGTTCTTCTGCATTCAAATTAAGAACATATTCAGAAGCCAATGAATCGCCAACAAAATAATGCGGATTGAAATCGCGTCCGTAATATTTGTCAGCTGACCCTCTGTCGTATGCACCGCCATGTCGTGTGTATTCTGTTTTCATGCTGTCCTCTCCTCAAGAACTAAACCAATGGCATGATCACTCATGCCGTCGTTGCCTGTGCCAAGTTTTTCGTATGCGGCATAGGCTTCTGCGTAGTTGGCATAAGTTCCAATGATTTGATCAGTGTCTTTGTGGACAATGTGGTGTGGGCGGTCTTCAATCATGCTGTTGCTCCTTCGTGGTGCATTTCGTAGTAGGCTTGAGCATCTTCAGCAGTTGATGCTTCCCATTCGCGGCAGATTGCAACCTCATGGCCATTGTTGAAAACAGCCATCCAAGCCGCAGGAATAGTGCAGTTCAGGCGGTGATGGAAATATTCCGCTTGAAGGTAAACTTCTGTGATTTTGAATTGTTTGAACATCTTGATTCCTTTTAAAAGACCCCGACTGAAATTGCAGGGCATAGAAGAATTATAAGCCAGATTATTTAGGATTCGAACACCCCCCATCAAATTATTTTGATGAGGGGAAACCCTTGCTTATGCCAACAGCAGGGATTCGGCCTCGCTTTTCATGCGGTTGCCATTGCCAAACCATGCGTTGTTCATGCGGCTGTCGACATTGTGGCCTTTGTCGTGGTCAATGTATTGGGTGACAGCATTGAGCAAGCCCCATCGCGTACCCCCTGCGCCCTGCAAATCTGCGCCCATGCCCTTTCCCTCAAACAACTCAAGTACCTTGTTGTAGCCGCGAGATGGCTTGAACTCGGCAGTCTTTGGGTCAAAGTTTGCGGGGAATAAATTTGTCAAGAAGTCTTTGACAAAAGTGACACCGACTTGCTGACGGGCAAGATGGCGGTACTTGTCCATCATGCCGTCAAAGCCGCTAACCACTAGGCCGAGCCTGTCACGCATCAGGCTCGCATCAAACTCGCGACCATGCGTAATATTGAACCGACTAGGGGCAAACTCATTGTCAGCGGCTGAAAGCGTATTGTTGCAGACCACACGGACGCTAGTGAATTGGCCAACAGTTGCCGTAGAGCCATCAAAGCTAGTGGACAACAGCAAATAACCGCGAACGGCATCATCGCCAAGGACACAGGCCTCTTTGTTTGTGTTTGCCAATGCCCAAATGCGTTTACCGCCTTTAATCGCCCCTGCGACCTCCAGTTTGAATCCTGCGCTTTGCATCAGCACATTGAAGAAGTCCAGAACATCTTTGGGCTGATGGAGCTTGTAGCGGTCTGTGACCAAACCGAGCGGGGCAAATGTGTCGCTACGATAGACAACATTCTGGCCATGAACGCGCAAGGTGTCCTGTACTTCATTGAATGGTTGAAAGCGAACTGGTGAAACTTTCGCCTCCCAATCAAGCCCCGCCATTTTTGACCATGTGTCAATGTCAGCGTCAGGGTTCAATTCCTGACCGAGACCATGCCAAGGCTTCTGACCAACATAAGCGATCTCTGCCATACCTGTCGTTGCGTTTGTTTCGATTAAATGTGCCATGATAAATTTCCTTTAATTAAATTTCAGAGTTGAGGGCGGGGGCTTGCGCCCCCTATTTGATTAACCGATCAGCAATGTCACATCTTCAACATCTTGAAGATTTGCAAGGCGACCATTGTTGTTGATGCTGTATTCAACTTGAGCAATCGTTGGAACGCGCAACAATGAATAGTCAACACCTTGAATACATTGGCTTGTTCCTTCGTACCAAGTCAAAGTAACCATCAATCCATCAATGCTTTCAACTGTTCTCACTTGCGCTTCAGCAGAGTCGCTAGTGACAACTAATTGACCGACACGGATTTCAGACAGTTTGATTCTTGCGTTTTTCATTTTCAATTTCCTTTTAAAAGACCCCGAGGGGATTGTTGTGATGTGACAGATTGCACATCTCAAGGCTCACAGCATGAGCCTCAAGATATGTAATCAGGCAACGATGTTGAAGTGGAAATGCACTCCGTATTGCATTGCACTAGTGCCGATGAAGCAAGGGAAGAAGCGGCCATCTGTATGGGTCAAAACCATGTAACGCAATTGATTAAAATCAAATTTGTCAGAAGGGAAAACTTTCTCAACAGCTTTGATTGCATTTGCAACTGTTGCGTAAGTTTTGTTTGGTGTGAGTTGAACTTGAGTTGACATTTTGATTTCCTTTTAAAAGACCACAAGATGTTTGCGGCATGAATGAATTTTGCATCAGAAATAATAAAAAACGTATTTATTCTAAAAATATTTATAAATTCCCTTATTTTTGTATGTTTCGTTGTTTTTTTGGCACAGTTTACAGCTGTCCACTCAGGGTTTCTACTTATTTGCGTTAGCTAAACTTGCTTATAATGGAGACATGAAAAAAAATGATGCTATAAAACTTGCAGGAAGTATCAAAGAGCTTGCGCTTCTATTGGGCATTTCTCAACCCGCGATTTCCATGTGGAAAGAGGATGTGCCAAAGATGCGTGTCTTTCAACTTCGTGCTTTGAAACCTGAATGGTTTTTGTAATTTGAAACACGGCTAGGATGGATTAATTACCCATCTGAAAAGAGTTCTCCCCCTCTCCTGCCGAGGTTTCTTTTAGGGGGCTGTTTGAAAAGGGCGGCTATGCACTATTACCAGTTCAATATTGGTGACTACCACACGCACACACTACATCTGAACGAGATGGAGGATTTGGCTTATCGCCGAATGCTTGATTGGTGCTACTTACATGAAAAAGAATTGCCTTTGGACTACGAGCAGATCGCAAGACTGATTCGGATGCGGTCGCATACGGATTGCATTGCAGTAGTAGTGCAAGAGTTCTTTACGCGACACAATGATGGTTGGATTAGCGACAGGGTATTGCAAGAAATTGAACACTACAAGGCCAAAGTTGAACAGGCATCAAGGGCGGGTAAGGCATCTGCTGAACGCAGAGCCAACGGCAGTCCAACGGGCGTTCAACCAACCAATAACCAACAACCAATAACTAACAACCAACAACCATTGGATTTAGATGCTAACGCATCTTTGGCGGAAGAGGGTCTTCCACCCTGTCCACACAAAGAGATTATTCAGCTATACAAGAAGCATTTGCCGCACCTGACACAGCCGCGAGTTTGGGAAGGGAATAGGCAGACAGTTTTGAAAAGCCGATGGATACAAGCCTCAAAGCCATCCAATTATTCCCCTGACGGATATAAGACGCGAGAAAGTGGTTTGAAGTGGTGGGATAGTTTTTTTAGTTACATTGCCAATGATTCATCTTTGGTTAACGGATACAAAAGCAAAGATAGAACATGGTTGCCTGATTTGGAGTGGATAACGACAGCTTCAAATTTTGCAAAAATAATTGATGGGAAATATGCGAAATGAAAAATAGATATATTTTCGGAGCATTGTTTTTAATGCTGACTATCTTTTGGACTTGGGTTCATTGGCTTATTTGGACTCACATATGACATGGCCATTTCCTCCATTTCCAAATCCAAAACATAAAGATCAGCGTCAGCCGAAATTTAATCCCGACAATTTTGAGGACGCGCCGCTATGACTAAAGACGAAGCATTGAAGCTGGCGCTGAAGGCGTTGGAAACATCTATGTATCCGCAACAAAAACAATTGCAAGCCATCACCGCCATCAAAGAAGCCTTGGCACAACAAGCCCTAGATAGGAAGGCAGAGAACGCCCGTGAGTTGGGGCTGGACTATGAGCCAGAGCAAGAGCCTGTGGGACTGATTGAGAGCCTGAAAGATGCACAACCGTGTTGCGGAGAATATCAAACCTGTTGGCGTGCTTGCACACCTCGCGGAAAGTTCTTAGCACAGCGCACATGGGTTGGGCTGATGCGTGGCGTGCGCGTGGAGGGTGACACCGTGGTGATCAGCGTCAAGGGCGGCAACGATGCGGCTAGAGAGTTGTGCGGTGCATTGATCGAGGAGATGAATCGATGACCCCGTTAATTCGCGAGACTATCAAAATGGCTTTTGACGGCGGCATTGACCCTACCGAAATTCAGTGGTTTGATTTGTCGGGTTATGTTGACGATAGAAGCCATGCGGTTACTGAACCATTAATGAAGTACCGCCCTCCGTTTGAAAAAAACATTGTGGTTTGGCGCGGTAAAACCAAAACTTATGCGTCTTATGACACTATTTTTATGGTGGTTGGTACTAACCCTGAAGAAGGCATTGTGGTATCTACATGGAAAGGTGTAACAGGGCGTATGCCAACTAAATTCCCGCCTATGGTTTATGTGGTTGATGGCAATATGTTGCGTTACGGGCCAATAGACGATGGCAAAGAAATATCTAAAGAAATGGCAGAAACAATGCTTTCTTTTTGCGGTATTTGGCTTGAATCGTTAACGCAATCAGTACAAGCGCATCAACCTTTTACAAAACCTACATTTACTAATCAACGAAAAATTAAAGAAGGCAAAATGCCTACTTACGACTGGACTACGGTGGTGGTGGAAGCCTCTAAGCCCAAAAATGAGCATCAAGGGGGCACACACGCAAGCCCTAGATTGCATGACCGTAGAGGGCATTTGAGGCGTTTGAAAACGGGCAAAACTTGCTGGGTCAAGGCGCATAAAGTTGGCGATGTGACCAAGGGTATTGTGTTCCACGATTATGTTATTGAAGCCAAACTCAAGGAGAAGAAAACATGATGCATTCAATTGCACTTGGCGCGAATCAGCCATTACATAAATTTAAACTTTGCTCACGATGCGACACAAGCAAGCCTCCAGAGGGCGGCATCGATATGGGGTCTAAATGGATTTGCCAATCCTGTTGGAATAAAAAGATAACAGGAAAAAATCTAAAGCAAAATCGAATTTCTCAAAAGGCTAAACAATGAGCTTTGCTAAACCAGAATCAAAAAGAAAAGAAGAATTTGAATTTTCTATTTACTGCTCAGTAGATGGTTGCGGGAGTAGATGGGCTGTTCATTGTGATGGGGAAAAACCTAAATGCTCGTACCACCAATGGCAGAACAGTAAGCCTCAGAAAAAAGCTCTTTCATCTTTACCAGACCTTAAGCCAAAGACAGTAGCTCAATGGTATGAAGAAAAGGATGAATTCTAAAATGAATTATTTTGATGCAATGCGAATCTTGGACAAAGTTTATGACGGAGCCATTTATCCTGAGAATATTATTGACAAAGCTCTTGAAGCAACAGGGGACTTAGATGGACAAGGAACACCTAAAAGACAGCGAAGCGAGGGAATGGATTGCCAGATACAGAAAGAAGCAACTGGAAGAAGGCAAGGGCGAAGCATTAGAGTGGTGGCGCAAGATATTGTCGGACATAGCAAAGAGGCGTGGTCAGTCTGCCGCTGATGATTTGAGAAAAAGAATGAATATTCAAAGGAAAAAAAATGCAACAAGACATTGACATTGAAGCATTGTTGATGAAGGAGCGAGAACAATGTGTAATTGAATTGCTCAGATGCTTTGTCACAACTGATCAGATGCCAACATCCCGCGATGCTGTCACACACAATGAGGCGGTAAAAGAATGTATTGATGCTTTGATTGCGAGGAAAGACAAATGAGATATGCCGCAAGAGTGGATGCAAATCAAGCAGAGATAGTCAAAGCCTTGCGTGATGTTGGCGCATTTGTTTGGATTATTGGTTTGCCTGTGGATTTGCTCGTTGGCTACAGAGGCCATTCATTCTTGATAGAAATCAAAACAAATTCAAAGAAGCGTTTAACAGACTTGCAGAGCGATTTTTTTCTCAACTGGAATGGTGGCACAGTTTGCCGAGTGGATGGTGTGGAATCGGCTTTGCGTATGATTGGAGTAGCAAAATGATGTATCACCTTGAAACAAGTGAACAGGCAACATCTTTGATGCAATCTTTATGGCCAAAAGTCAAAACAGCATTGCAAGCGGGAAGAAAACTTTCCCTTGAAATAAAGCCTGAGAAAAAAAGCCGCGACCAAGAAGAAAAATATCACGCCATGATTGGCGAAGTTGCCAAGCAAGCACAGCACATCGGAAGCAAATGGAGTTCCGAAGATTTCAAACGCTTATTGATTGACCAATGGGCAAATGAAACAGATCGCAAGATTGGGCGACTCGTTCAAAGTTTAGACGGAGAGCGTATTGTTCAGCTTGGGATGCAGTCGCGCAAATTCACGAAAGAAGATGCAAGCGAATTTATAGAATGGTTGGAAGCATGGGGTGCAACCAACGGAATTATTTTTTCAACAAAAGGGGAATGATTATGTATAACTATACTTACTACACAACGATTGGTGAGGGCTTGGAGCCTGTTTATGTTGCAATTGAATTTGACAGAGATGAAGATTCAACATTTGATAGAAGTATCGTTTCAATTAAATTGGGTCAGACAGAAATTAGCGGATGCTTTACGGCTGAAGTGCTAGACGATCTTGCTAAGAAGGGTGCTGATCTTTATATGGCAGAGATTGCTCGCGGAGATCGTAATGTCTAAAAGAATAACATTACCAATCTCAGAAAAATTTGATGAAATAAAAAATCAACTTGAAGCAGATTTAGGAATTGAATTAACTTACTCGCAAGTATTTAATATTTTGATTCATTCTTATTCATCAAAAAATGCACAGCCAAAAACACAATGGAGGGCAATCAAATGAAGAGTCTTGCAATATCTTTTGGCGTATCTTATTTTTTTGCGGCATTTATCAATTGGCAATATGACCCATCTGAGTGGAGTGAATTTGCGCGTTTTGGATTGATCTTGTTTGGATTTGTAGTTTTTGGGATGGTCAATGCTTCAAAGAAAAACAATTAAATCATGCGAAAGAAAACAAAAAGAAAGCATTGGGGATTAGTTAACCCAATTGAACACGCCATCACAGGTGTCGCATTTATTGAGCGAAAAGATTTGAACAAATTGCGTTTATCAGAACTGACGGCTTTGGACGCTATGATTCGCGGAATGGGTACTGTTCAGGATTGGCGTACTCTGGTGGATGTTTTGAATCTAACTGAGATGATGGCAAGCAATGGCATAGGAAACGAAGCATTACAAAGTTGTAATTTAGCTCAGACAGCTTTGCATGAGGCGGCAATACGCTATGAGAAAACAAAAAAAATGGGACTGAGTGGAATCGGGATTCAGGCGATTAGAGATTTGCTTGAATATGCCGATCTTCAACAGGCAAGTATTCCTAGATGCGATTTTGAAAAAATGATTCAGAAAACCAAAAACTACATTAAATCTAGGAACGACAAAGTTGTTGAAATAGCATGAAATTCCCTAAACATCAATACATCCGTAGCACCACTTTGCTCCGCAATGCAAGAGAAATTGCTTGTCAGAATTGTGGTGCTGATGACGGAACTGTAGTTGCGGCACATACTAATTTTGGAGGCGGCAAAGGGCGTTCTATCAAAGCTGATGACAACCTGATTGCAAGCCTTTGCTACAGATGCCACATGGAGATCGACCAAGGTAGCAACTTGTCTAAGGAGGAAAGGCAAATACTCTGGCAGAAGGCTCACCGCAAGACTGTTCAGCGTTTGGTGATGCTTCAATTGTGGCCTCACAACATTGAAGTCCCTGATTTGCAAAATTATTTTGAAAAAGAGCGATGAGTGGGGGGGGTGGTGGTAAGGCATACAGAAAAAAAAATTAGGGGGTGTCTTGTTTGGGAATATATAAGGTATATGCTAAGATTCCTTATCTAATCAGAAGGCGTATATGACAAACAAATTGGCAATCAAATATAAGGCAACTGAACAGTTGATTCCCTATGCACTCAACAGCCGCACACACTCTGAATCGCAGATTGCACAATTAGCCGCAAGTATCCGTGAGTTCGGGTTCACGAATCCTGTCCTATTGGATGGAGAGAATGGCATCTTGGCAGGGCATGGGCGGGTAATGGCGGCAAGATTGTTGAAGTTGGAAAGCGTTCCGACTATTGAAATTTCACATCTGACAGCAACTCAGAAAAAGGCCTATGTCATTGCTGACAACAAATTGGCTCTGAATGCAGGGTGGGACATGGATATCCTTGGCCTTGAAATTGAAGAATTGAAAAATTGTGACTTTGAAATTGAATTGCTCGGTTTTGATGAATCAGAACTGGCTAAAAGCGCAATTGATTATTCTGTCCTTGATGACGAGGATGTTGATGACAAGATTCAAGACATGGCTGATGGTGTCAGAAAGGCAATACAAATTGAATTTGAGCCTGAACACTATTCAGAGGCGCAAGAACTGGTCAAATATTGGCGTGGTCAGAACGCTTATGTCGGGTACATGATCTTAGATTTCCTGCGGAAACAAAAAGATAAAGTTTGAAATGAAAATCTTTGTAACCATTGGCGGCTCTGGCACAAGGATGAAGGAAATCAGTCCTGTTGATAAACAATTTATTTATTACAGGGACAAACGCATCATTGAGCATATCTTTAAGATTTTCCCTTATGCAAATCTGCTAGGTAACGCAAAAACAAACAGCAGGAAAGATACGCTGACAGAAATAGCGCATGAGCAAGATTGCTTGATTGTTGACTGTGACATCATCCCGTTTGGTTTGCCAGAATTGAATTTTGATGGCGACACACTATTTTTCTTCAATAGCGAGAAGCCTAAATACGGCTCAATTCTGATTGAGGATTCAAGATTGATTGCTGTGAATGAAAAAGACAACATTTCAAAAAATAAATGTAGTGGAATTTATTTCGTCAAATCCATGTCTAATTTATTAGACAACATGAGAGATGTGAACAGTTTGGCATCAGGAATGATTGGCGCGAAAGTTATCCAAGAAAACACATTTATCAAATTAGGTGATGTGGAAGATTATTACGAGGCACTATGATCGTTGTTGTTGATTTTGATGGGACATTGGCAATTGGAAATACGCGCATCATGGACAGGATGCCTAATCTTGCGTTGATAAAACGCTTGCAGGATTTGAAAAGCACAATCAATCCAACAATCAAAATTGTGACAGCGCGTGGCTCAAGATTCGGTTTGTCAGAGAGTCAAAAGATTGAAAAATATCATAAAGATATTCAAACTTGGCTCAATTTGCACAATGTTCCGCATGATTGCATTTCTTTCAACAAAGAATATGGCGCGATCTACATTGATGACATGACTGTAAGCCAAGACGCTGATTTTACAAGCCTATTGAGTCCTTTCACAAAAAATAAGCTAATCTTCACAGACAGCACAGTAATCAAGAAAACAAAAAACGCAGAATTGGAATACGCTTGGTATCAGGCGGCAGATAGCATCGTGCAGACACCGAGAATATTATTCTGCAACGATGAGATGATCATTCTTGAAAGAGTGAAAGAACACAAGAAGCCAACAGCGCATGAAATTATTGATTTGATTGAGTCGTACAAGAATAAATCAATTAAAAATTATTCTTTTGACAGCTACAAACGGAATTTGCCAAGAATTGAATACGCGACAGCCAAAGTGCAGACCATCATTGATGGGTTAGAAGAACATGAATCATCTTTCTTTCATGGCGATCTTTCAACAACTAATATTCTTGTCCAAGACAATAAATTATTTTGCATCGATCCGAACTACAAAGGTATTTTTGGAAGCTATCTGACGGATGCAGGGAAGGCTTTTTTCAGTTTGCTTGCATACGAGCAAAGTTATTCACAGGCAAAAATAATTTCAGATAAGTATGGCCAAGATGTAATCAGATATGCCATTGCAGAAGGATTGCGGGTTTGCAAATACAACAGCAAATACATTTCTGTTGTTAACAACATGACGGATTTGATATGAAGATTGCAATACCAACTCATCGGAGATCAGATTCAATAAACAAACTTACTTTGAGTTTGCTATCTGATTTCGATAAGAAAGATATTTATTTATTCATAAGCGATGAGCAAGATATGGCTCTTTATAAGCAAATTTGCCCAGAGTACAACCTTGTTATGTGCCAAACAGATAACGCAACTGATAAATTTAATTACATTCAAAATTATTTCGATGTCGGAGTTTTTGTAATTGTCATTGAAGATGACATCAAGCAGATACAGTCTTTGATGACAAAGGATTTGAAGAAGCTGTTTGGATTCATAACAAATTATTGCAATAATAAACAAATCAATTCTTTTGGTGTCTATCCAAGCTCAAACAAATTTTTTATGAGCAAGACAATCGATATAGGTGCAACATACATTGTTGCTAATCTTTTTGGCTTCAAATCAACCAAAGACCATAGGGTTCTGTGCCAATTGAAAACAAAGACGGACTATGAGAGAAGCGTAAAGTTTTATAAGCACATGGGAAATATTGCGCGTTTCAATTTCATATCTTGCCTGACAAACAACTACACCAATAAAGGCGGTATGCAAGAGATCGCAGATAGAGCAACCCTTGAAAGACAAGCCTCTCTGATGCTTTGTAAGTTATATCCCGATATTTTTTCTATCAATGAGAATAGAAAATCTAAATACACAGAGATTCAAATGGCCAAGAATGTTGTGAAAGAACAGTTATGAACTATGTGGAACTCAAACAGGTCAAGCACAGCATAAAGATTGGCGATGTATGCGGTGATATTGAGCCAAATGTCACAGAGGACACAATATTTCTGTCAGACGATAAGATTGTTGGCTTCTACATCAAAGAGATGACAGGGCGTGTCAAACAGCTTGCTGATGTTGCCAATGCTGAATTCCTATCTGAGAGAGTGCCAAAGTCTTTCATGGACAGGAAGAAGCCAATGGGTCAAGATGAGAATGGCAAGAACAAGTACCAGATCATTCGGCAATACAGCACAATACTTGGATCAATAGCACCCAAGCCACATATGAAGAGGGTGTATCCTGCGATCTCTAGCGTACATCAGGTTAAGTCAGCGCAGACATTTGTCAAAGCCATGCTCCTGCTATGCAAAGAATCTGAGAAGCTCATGCAAGAGATCGCTCCTGAGCTTTATGAAACGCAGAAAAGAATCATCACAGAACAAGTCCCGCCTGAATTCCGCTTTGGAGAGTTGTTCACATCAAGTATCAGCAACTTCAATATCTCCGCACCTTTCCACAGAGATGCCGCTAATCTAGAAGGATGCGTCAATGTGATTATTGCCAAGAAGAAGAACGCTAGAGGCGGCAATACAACTGTTCCTGACTATGGGGCAACTGTTGACAGCAGGGACAATTCAATGTTGGTGTATCCTGCATGGCGTAATGTGCATGGAGTAACACCAATCCATCCGATAATAGAAGGTGGATACAGGAACTCTTTGGTCTTCTATCCACTCAAAGCATTTGCCAACCATTGGAAACAATAGGCTAAAGATGGATTATGTTGACTTCTTTGCCCTACAAGAGGGTGAGCACAAGATAGATGCAAGACTAAAGAATTGGTCTGTGTATGTCCGACCTCGCAGGGGCTATGGGTCAGTACATCCAATGTTCCGTTGGTATCGTCCGACAGAAGTATGGAATGGCAATCCGAACAGCTTTTCCCTTGATTTGCCTGATGCCGAGCTACTTGAGGGGGCAATGCGTCATCTGTCCAATGTGAATAGAATCGCAATCAAATGGTTCTATGTTGAGAACACATCGCCAACTAAAGTATGCAAAATATTAGATATCAACCTACATACATTAAAAAATTATGTAAGTAGTGGTAGAAAACAGTTGCAAAGTTATGTGGAAGTGATCTAGAATGCAATCGTCAAGAGCGCATACGCATAAGTTGACCACTATCTTTGCGGAGGTTTCATCATCTCTAAACGCATAAGCGGATGGCGGCTTCAGAAGGTTCGTCATCTCAGAATGATGGAGTCTCCGCTATGTACGCATTGCCAAGCCAAGGGAATAGTCAGGCTAGGAGAGGAGTTGGATCACATCATGCCCTTGTCAAAGGGTGGCGATAACGATCCGACCAACCTCCAAATGCTCTGTAAGGAATGCCATCACATCAAAACACTTGATGATATGGGGTTCAAGCCTAAACCGCGAATCGGTTTGGATGGATGGCCTGAAGAGGAAAATAAAATCCTCGGAATGGGGGGGCTGTGAAAAAGTAAAATGACTCCCTACCCAAAAC